GCATGGAATGAAGAGCTTCCGGATTACAAGCTCCGCGCTTTGCTAGGTGGTGGAATGCAATTACAACTCCCCCCGAAAGGCGAGCTATCAATCGGATATGATGCTGTAAGTAAAGATACACGCGCTCAAATCGCACAAGTCTTTGGCGTGCCTCCCGGTATGCTTGATGGTTCTTTTCAAAACCGCGCGACTGCTGAAGTTCAATGGGCAATCTTTAGACAAAACACGATCGACCCCGAAGCGCTTTACATCGCTGAAGAGTTTACGCGTCACTTCAGACGCTGGGAAGAGGATGTGCTTATCGAAGCACAGCCGTACACTTATGAAGACCCCGCGCTCGATATGCAAAAAGAAGAGTTTGAGTTAAAGTGGGGACTCAAGACAATTAACGAGGCTCGCACGGATCGTGGCTATGATAAGATCAAAGACGGTGATACGCCTCTCATTGCACAAGGTTTCGTTCCTTTGCAATCGGTCGCAAACCCAGCTCCTGTGTCCATGGTGCCCCGAAAACTCGAAAGGGCATACGGAATACAGAACCGCGCAAAATTGCCTCTCATAACAGCCGAGAGTAAGGACTTGTTTTGGAGAAACTATGACGGGCTTACTACAATCGCGAGTAACAATATCACTCCGATAGTCGAGCAAATGATTGAGACTATTCAGGATCAAGTCTTTGATCAAATTGAAACGGGTGCTATTAGCATGAGTGATGTTACGGTATCACTAGATGAGCTTGTCGACTTTGAAGAGGCAATTTTTGAGGCATGTGAAACAGTCAAGCAAGAGCTACTTACTCAGTTTTCACTTGGAGCTGAAGATTTGAGCGGCTCGGTTGGTCAAGAGATACAGGCCTTGACTACTGAAAGTGCAAATAAGATACGCGAGTCGATCGGAGTGATTAAAGAGGATGTACAAAAGACGCTTATAGCGAACTCAAGCAAGACCAAAGACGAGCTATTTGATGTGCTTAAGACACAATTCACTTCGCTTAAAACATCAAGGGCTCGCATGATAGCAAATACAACCGCCGCGAATGTTACAAGTGGAATGCAGCATACGGTCTATAAAGACCTTGGCTTCAAAATGATGTGGCTTACTCAGCGAGATAGCAAAGTAAGACCATCGCATGCAAGACTAGACGGCTCTTTCCAAGATGGTAAAGGACAATTTACGGTAGAGAATCAAGAAGAGGATACCGAAGGCAATATCACTACGACAACTGAGACTACCGATAGACCTTTAGGCCGTGGCTTAAGCGCCTCGAATGCTATCAATTGCAGATGCCAATTATTCCCAGTTGAAGACTAATGAGTTACAAACCTAATAAAGGCATGCAAGAGGAAGCCGAGCGAGCTATTCGCTGGGTTGAAGAAGGCCGTAAAGGTGGTACTCGCATCGGCAAAGTTAGAGCGCGCCAAATTGCACGCGGTGAGAATCTTAGTGAGGATACCGTAAAGCGTATGTACTCTTTTTTCTCAAGACAAGAAGGCGTAAAAGATGCCGAGGGATTTGAGCCTGGTGAAGCGGGCTACCCATCACCTGGAAGAGTCGCTTGGGGATTATGGGGAGGTGATCCTGGATTCTCATGGTCTAAAAACATAGTAGAGCAACTTAAAAACAGAGGATTTAATATGAATTTAATAACTAGAGAACTTGTACTTGAGACTAGAGATGGTTACGAGTACGAGGGCAAAGAGGGAGAATACGAAGAGAAAGAGAATGACATCTTTACCTTCGTAGTTTCTACCCCTGAAGTTGACCGTTATGGCACTATCATTGTGCCTAGTGGTATTGATTACACGGCGTATCTTGCTAATCCGATTGTGCTTGCACAGCATGATTCTGACCAGTGGCCTATCGGTCGCTGTTTGGGTTTTGCAATGAATGGCGAAAACTTAGAGGCTACTATTCAAGTAGAATGCGTAACTGATGAGGGCAAGAAGCTAACAAAACTCATTAATGCGGGTTTTGTAAAAGCCGTATCAGTTGGTATCATTCCGACAGAATATGAAGAGCAAACAATCGACGGTAAGAAAGTCACAGTTTATACAAAATCAGAGCTTGTCGAGTTTAGCGTGGTTAGCGTTCCGGCCAATCGCCAAGCCTTGATTAAGAAATCGCTTAAAACACTTATACAAGATTCAATTCAAAAATACAAAAAGGAAAAAAGAATGCTTACCCCTGAGATCGCCGCAAAGATCCAAGATGAGCTGCTTCCTGCGATTAAAGAAGCGTTTATCAATGAGGTCGTAAATCTCGGTTTTTCACCTGAAGAAGCCGATGCCTCTGTTACTGCTTTTATCGATGCCGGCGCGCCTGCTATGCTTGCAATATTGCAAGGAGATGCACCAGCCGTTGCAGAGCCTGAAGTAGCACCTGAACCCGCAGCCGAGCCACCAGTCGAAGTAGTTGCAGAATCTTTCGAGGTTCCTGAAACTCGCGTAGGAAAAAAGATTGCAGCTTCCACACAAGCGCAAATCGCTGAAGGTATGGACTTGATACAAAACGGCTACAAGAAAATCAAGCAAGCCGTATCAATCGAAGCAGGCCGTTCTATCACTTTGAACATGCCTAAAAAATTAACAACTGAAGACTTAATCAATTTAATCTAAGGATAAACCTAATGGACAATTTAATCGTAACACAAGACCAACTTAAAGAAGTTGTCGATCGTAAAGTCGCTGACCAGTTGCGCACTTTGCACCCAGTAAACACACCAGCGCCTGCTAGAGGTTTGGTATCAATCAAAGCAGATCACGATGCACGTCGCGAACAAGCTCGCGTAGTTGCTGACTACATTTTGGCAAAGCACAAAGGCCTTGAAGGTCAAGCAGATGAGATTGCTCGCGCTGCTAATAACAAGTACATCACACGCGCTAACTTCAACACCGGTACTGCAAATCAAGGCGGCGCGGCCGTTCCTCAATTTTGGGTAGAAGAGATTATGTCTTTTGCTGATCAGTTCGGATATGCTCGCGCTTTGGCGAAGATCTATCCAATGAGAGGCAAGACAGAAAACCTCGTTTCAAGTGGTGCTTTCACTGGTGCCGTAGTTGCTGAAGGCTCAGGCTTGACATTGACTGACTCTACATCATTCTTTACAGGTACAGCAATGACCGCGAAGAAAATTGTAGCCGGTGCTATCATATCTGAAGAGCAATTGCAAGATGCTACACCTGCATTCTTGGATTATGTTATCAATGGTTTGGGCCGCGCTCTTGCTGAAACAGAAGACAAGCAGTTCTTCAATGGTAATGGTTCAGGCGCTAACTTTACAGGCTTGATCGGAACTGCAGGAACTACAGTAGTTCGCCAAGGTGGAAGTGACTCATCTACTAAAGATGCGTTCGCTGACATCTCATGGGCTGACCTTTGGAACTTGCGCCTCGGTATCAACTCTGGCGTCGGTGCTAATGGCGTATTCGTAGTGCCTCAAAGCGTATTCGGATTCTTGATGAAAGAGACAGGCGGATCACGTCCTATATTTGATATGATTCGACCAATCGAAATCACATCAATCGGCTTAACTGCACTTGAAGGTAATAGCTACTTCACTCCAACAGGCCGTCCGATGCACGTCGTACCTGATTCACTCTTTCCAACTTCAGCGGCTAATACAGCATCCGCTCTCTATTGCGACTTTGCACAGTTTACTGTTATGGGTGTACGCGAAGATGTAACAGTCAACGAATACAAAGAGTACTTTGGTGCGACTGGTTTGGGTGGTACTCATCAAAAAGGTATCGAAGTGGTTGAGCGCGTTGCTTTTGCTTTCCCTGCACCATCAGCGGTCGGCGTTCTCAAAACATCAACAACCTAATAAGGTGAACTAATGCTCGTAGATGTAATTCTAATCGAGCCGTATAAAGGCGTATCAGCGGGGTATGAGACATCTCTCCCCGCTGAGATTGCCGAGGCTCTTATCAAAGACGGCAAGGCGAAGCCTCTTGCAGCAAGCAAGCCAGCGCCCGCCAAAGTAGAAACCAAGAAAACAGGTAAATAACATGCCATATACAAGCGCAAATCCGAGGGCGTTCACAGCTCTTATGACCTTTCTTAATTTGGAAGTTAACGGCGACCCGACTACCGAAGATACGGCGCTTTACACTTGGTTCGATGAACTGATAAAAATATCCTACGACGAGGCTGAAAGCTACTGCGGTCAGCCTCTCCGTAGTGGTACAGTATATTATCAATTCTACGCTTCAAAAGCTCAAAGAGGCTTAGAGGCTAATCACTCTTGGAAGTTTATCCCTTACAATGCAGGTACGACTCTCACCGCTTTACAATGGCGTGATAATGAGTTTGGTACTTATGCCAACTATGATGCTAATAACTTTGCATGGAATGCAGAGTCCTATGCCAACTATATCATATTTAGGGATAAAACAAACGGACAATTTAAGGCTACTCTTAGCACGGGATATACCGATGCTAATATGCCATATACAATACTGCAAGGCATCGCCGAAATGAGCGCGCTTTGCTATAAGCAATCGCCTCAAGGCGGTAATTGGTTTGGGCTTAACTCGGTATCCACTGGAGGCGCTGGACAAAATGTGTCCAACTCGCTGAAGACAGATATTGACTGGCATAAATACTTTGCACAATTCGTAATACCTACGGTGTGATATGCTTGATGTAGCTCAACTCCAAGGCATCCTCAAGCCGATTATTAACGATCAGCTTTTGCGGTTCCCTTTCGTGATGCAAGCGTTTATAGGTACGCAAATGGAGCGGAGCGGACTAAAAACTAGAATCGCACCTTCGACAAGCACAAAGCTCGCAATCAATACCGGTAAATTATTCCGATCTTTTGCGCGTGGTGGTGAGGGAAATGTGTACAAAGTGCGCGAATCAAGTGGTATATTTGAGATAGAATACGGCTCAGATTTGCCATACGCTCGCATCCAAGAAACAGGCGGTTTTATTCGCACTAAGGGCAAGATGGAAGGCTACTTTTGGAATCGCTATCGCGAGACGGGAGTAGCATATTTTCGAAATATAGCACTCAAAGTGCGAAGGGTCGGCGGGGTAGATATCCCAGCGCGTCCTTACTTCGCGCCCGCAGTGCAAAGATTCAAGCAAGATAATAAATATGCAGACGGAGTGAGGTCTGCGGTAATCCAAGGAATACAATCATGGCAAGAGAATCAGCGGCGCTCCAATCAATAGCCGATCAGCTCCGCACAATGAGCGGAGTACGAGTCTATGACCAAGTAATGATAGACAAATGGAATACTTATCAGTTCCCTTTTGTCGGTATTCTTGGAGGCGCGGATACAAGAGAGGTTATAGGCCTCGAAGATGACTCCGCTTTTGCAAATAAAGGTCAAATAGATATGTACTTGCTTGTCGGAGTTCAGGTAAAAAAGAACACTACGGCAGGAAAAGCGATTTTACGCGAAAACCTAGCTGATTATGCCGAAGCAATTGAAAACAAGCTAACAAATTACAACCCGCCCGTATATGAGAGTAATTATGAGCGGACTTACTTTGCTCCTGTTCACTTCATTGACGCGCAAGCGGTAACTTACAATGATGATGAAACAAAAGGCATATACTTCATGACTTTTAGAGTGGTATACTATCGGAGTGATAAATGAGAGTAAGTGCATGTGTTATATTTCCCGAAGGGGAAACTTTAACAGATTGGAGATCGAGTTTACCGGATGAAAATATTGAAATCGTAGCACTTGAAACTTCAGTTAATCCTAAACTGAAAGAGCCTATTTTTACTTATGTAGGTCGCACTGGTGATCATGTAGTCTTAGCATGGGAAATACCAAACTTTGAGGATTACTTTGACTTTGCATATTGCAGAAACAAGCTTAACGAATATGCGACCGGTGACTGGATTATTCACATTGATGCAGATGAACGCCTCACTATGAGGCATGATGAGTTTTGGCAAAACATAAAGGCACTTGAACAAAGCGATGCAATCGCGGCGGGCTTGACCATTACCGGAATGAGATCCGAGATAGATGAAAGGGTCGGATATGTTCGCCAAAGATATGCAGGCGCTAACTTGCGTATTATTCGCAATCATCGAGGCTTGCAATGGAAAGCAATATGCCATGAACACTTAGACTTGATGGATCAAGATGTGACGGTAGCTGATACAGATATACTCCTTTGGCATTTAGGGTACAACCTAAGCGCCGAAGAGCTTAGAGATAAAGCAGAACGGAACGCAAAACTGATGATACGCGAATACACCCGCGAGAAATCAGACCGAAATTGGCAATACTTAATAAACACATTCTCATATCACAAAACAAAACTAGAAGAGGTCAAAAATGGTAGTAGGTGGTAGTAATCTTAGCGTGTTCTTTACCGCTAACGAACTCGGCACGACCCCAGCGACACAGCTCGGATCTACAGCATTGTATACAATGAATCGCAAGATCAAAACTTCACTCACAAGAACGACATTTACAATCGATCAAAATGAGGATAATCCAGATCTTACATCATTCTTAGAAAACTATGCGCCGAAAACAACATTAACAGCTGATACTGGCGAATATGAAGACGGCACAAAGTATAACTCAGGAACCGCTGAAAGCGATACACTTTTGCAGATTGTGTACGGTGGAAGTGATATCATAACTAAGAAGCGTAAAGTAGTCTTAATGCTCTGCAAACTTGCACAAGATGCAGGCGCATTTGATCAAGAATCAGGTAAGTACACAAAGCCTAAAGTAGCGGGCGATGTGGTTAACAACGAATCTGATATTACAGTCCCTACAGCATTATTCTGTGGTAGTTTGGTAACTGGTCTTTCAACTGTTTGTATCCCTGCAAAGATTGGATACAAAGAAGTTTGGTTTACTGATCCATCATTGTAAAAATCACACGGGGCGGCTTCACCGCCGCCCCTTTTTATTAACTAGGAAAAAGCATGAAGTTATATCTAAATGACAAAGAGCATGAAGTGCCATTGTACAACAAACTTACGCCCGCACTTTATGAC